AAGAAAGAAACAGCAATTAACAACTCGCTAATTTCAAGAGATAAATATGCAAATACATTCAAGAACAATCCCAATAGAAACGAAATAATTGAAAGAATTAGATTAAAATCAATCGAAACAAAGAATTTGCCAGAATATAAATTATTATATTCAAATAATGCTAAATTACAATGGAAAAACACCAATTTGGCAGAAATAATAAGAGAGAAACAATCCATTAAATATAGTGAAAAATTACTTGATTTAATTGTTGACTACTATAATGAATTAGGTAGAATTGATTTAATTCTTAAAGACAGAATCAACATTGAAAATTCTGAATGGTTAACAGAATTTAATATACTTAATCCGAATAATAAGCAGTTAAATAAAATGACTGAAATTACTCGAAACAATATAGATAAATTATTAAAACATTTTGGTTATTCGAACTGGAATGACTTTAAACATAAAGTCCCTTGTTATAATCATAAGATAGTTTCTATTGAATATCTTAGCGAAAAACAGGATACTGGTACAATTACCGTGGATGGAAATGAAACGTATCATAACTATCACACATTCGCAACCACTTGTGGCATATTCACTTACAATTCAAACTTAGATGCTATTCAGGATATCGAGTACTTACGTGACAATTTATTTGTCGGTCTTGGTGTTCCGAAACCATTCTTAAGTTTTCAAGATGCAGCAGGTGCTGGTAAAAACATGGCACAATATGACATCAGATTTGCCAAGAAAATTAATCGTATTCAACAGGCAATGATTCAGGAGTTAAACAAAATGGCTATGATTCATTTATACCTATTAGGTTATAGTGGTGAAGACTTAAATGGTTTTGAATTAACACTTACCAACCCATCAACACAGCTTGAATTACAAAAATCTGAATTAATGCGTGATAAAGCACAGAGCTACACCGAATTAACTCGTGGTGAATCTGGTATTGCTGCAATGTCACATACAAACGCAAAAAGGTTGATATTCAACATGAGTGATAAGGAAATCATTGAAGACCTAAAACAACAGAAGATGGAAAAGGTTGTTATGCAAGAACTCGCAGATGCTCCAGTTATGATTAAGAAATCTGGTTTATTTACTGATATTGATAAACGATTTGCACAAGCAGAAGGTGGTATGTCATCTGGTGGAACTGAACAAGGTGATGCAATGCCACCAGCAGGTGGAGCAATGGGTGGAGCAATACCACCAGCAGGTGGAGCAATACCACCAGCAGGTGGAGCACCAACAGGTGAAGCTGGTGGTGAAATGGGTGAATTGCCACCATTAGCAGAAGGTAAGATGACAGAAGAAGAATTTGCAAAGCATGTCGAACGCATGGTCTTTGGCAACAGTCCCGAACCCGAACATAAGAAAATCGAAAAAAATAAAAAGATAATTAATGAAAACAACAAAACCAACGATAAATTAAATCAAAATGCATTAACTATGATTAGCGAGATTGACCAATTGTTGGGCGAAAGCAAAAGTATTAACACACAGCAAAAAGTAAATGAGGCAACAGATGTTAACTTTGAAGAAATTGGAGAGATTGACTTGTCGTAAGAATTAATCTATATTTGTAGACATTTTACAATTAATAATAGTATTTATAATTAAATTCATTTAATGCATATGAAAAATGTTAACATAGGAATTGCAAATTTAATAATTTCCAATAAATTGAAGGATTCTTATTTCAATAATAATCTGATTGAAGAATCAAAGGCATTTACTTCTGATTTTTTCTCAGTTGTTAGAAACTCACCCATATTGCAACTTGAATTTAAAGTGTTTGATGACATTGAGAATAAGCTTATTGAAAATGAATTGCTTGCAACTCGTTATATTGATAACAATATTAAATTGTTTGAAGTATATACCATACAGGAAATTGATGCCGAACGTGCAAAGTTAAACCGATTCATAGGTGAAGAAATCGTTCCAATAGATAACGATAGGGTTAAATTGTATGAAGCAATTGACGAATTAATTACAGAATCGTTAAGTAGTTACGATGCAATAAATGTTGATAAAATTCACGAATCTTTTGTTAGTGTGTTAAATCACATTAAAGAGCCAAAGAAAGCATTACTTGAAAACGTTGAACTTGAAGAAGTGAATGATGAAATTATTGAACTTGCAGTTGGAAAATACAATGAAAAGTATGACTCACTCAATGAAGACGATAAAGCTTTGTTACAACAGTTAATCAAATCAAACGACCACGAAAAAGAAGTGTTACTTGAAACTTATAAGAAGGAAGGTCTTGCATTATTGGAAAATGTAATAGATGACAGCGTTAAAGAAAACATAAAAAAATCAATCGACAAAATAAAAGGAATGAAATACGACAAAGAAAAAGTAGTGGATGATATTATTAGTTTACACGAATTAAAGAAAGGCTTATTGTAAACAAAAAACCCCGAAATTCGGGGGTTTTTTTTGTTTAATTATTATGCCAACAATGGATATACATCATCGGCAGCTTTTCGACCAACAGCTTTCCCGCCAGTAGCATCATCACTAACTCTCGTATCATTTCCAATACCAGCATTAATATTATACATGGCTTCATATGCCGTATTTATGTCAGTAAATCCATTGATATTATCAACACCGTACCTACTCTTCATTATCTTAATATGGCTCTTAAATATACTCAAAAAGTATGATGAAAGAACAGCATAGGCTACGTCAGGTTCATTTAACTTCTCTGGATATGTTACAATATCATAGCCAGTTAATTTAGCATATGTTTGATAGTTGGATTTAAACGTTAATTGATTCAAGCCACGTCCTCTATATTTATAACCATCACCGACTGCTGTATTTCCATAATCTCTTCCACGTCCAGTTGGGTCATCTAAACCGTAAACTCTATCAAAAAACTTGACATCATTTAGCTTTAACGTACTTAATTCTGTGTCAGTTAAGTCAACAACCCTTTTACCAAATATTTTTCTTATACTGTTATTACCTGTTTTTTTATACGAACCCTCAGATTTTGATACAAGTCCAGACTCTTTATATCCAATAGCAACAATAGATGCAACAGTATGTTTATTTGTAACGCCAGCTCTTTTCAAAGCATTTGATACTGCGACAACCTTATCCTGTGGTACGTTAAGCTTACCGCCAGCTTTTGCATTAGTTACATTAGTTGCAGCAGCAACAGCATTTTGGGCAGCAGCAACAGCATTTTGGGCAGCATCACCACCATATCCCATTACAGCAGCAGCACTTATAATTCTCGGTACTGGAAATCTTAATATTTTAGTACCTGAAAACTGTGTTGTCATTTTATTTGCAGTAATATTGTGTTCAACACCCAATATTAAATATGCACCATTGTATAACGGTATGTTATCTAATTGAAAGTATTGTGTTGGTTGAATCATTGCATTTCCAAGACCTGTAATGGTTGCTTTATATGCACGATTCTCATACAAATTATATAAGTTCTGTCCCTTTTGAACAGGAGCATTATTTTTTTCATCACCAGCTAATCTTGCAAGAATCTGAATTGATTCATTGGTTTCTGGAAATTCTTTACTATCGATTTTAATGTTAGTAAACATTGATTGGTTTTGCTGACCAAATTTCACGTTAAACGCTTTTACCTTTCTCCAAGGTGAAGCAGGGTCTTCGGCTGCAGCACTTTCATCACCAACATTACCACCAATAGCCAAATCTTCAACACTATCCATTCCATCATCTTTAAATCCACTATTACGTATGTTAATATTACTTGGGTAGCTTGATGAACCACCAGCATACATACATATAAACGATGCCACAGTATTAAAGCCGACATTCGGTGTAATTTTAAATGTATCATTCCAACTTTCAGGAGTATGATTCATAAAGTTTTGTAATGGAAAGAATAAAAATCCATTTAATGATAACAATTGCGACATTACTGAATAAACATTAACATCCGTATCATTAAATAATTGAATCAATATTTCGGGGTTTATTATTGTGTCGCCAATATCATTCATTGTCCTATCAACAAACGCAAAGCTGTCGATAAGCCTTTTACCTGCTGGCGCATATGGATAGCCACCATCACTTGCGCTAAAATCACGCGATGGATATGTTAGCCATTTATCATTAATGTTTTTAAACGAATAATACATTTGTGATACAATATCTTTATCACCAGTTAACTTCTTTTGTTCGGTTTCTTCATCAATTTTTTTCTTAAAATAATCTGCAGCATCTGCATTAATAGCAGTAAAGAATCCATTAAAGAATCTATCAATGTATTGTTTTTTATTCTTATCTTTCAGTAATGTACTTAGTGATTTATAAAAATATTGCCTTGTTGATGGTGTATTGTAATATTTAAATCCACCCTCACTGAAAAGTACAATTTTAGTATCGTGAAGGAGAAATTCACCAAATACAGCAACAAATTGTTTACTGGCAATTGAATCAGGTATTGGATTTAATAGTGTGTTATACACTCCCTTTTTTATTTTTACCTTTTCTTCTTTTGTAATATTTTTAGCTGATGATGCTGATTTGGCTTCGGCATATGCCTTATTAAGACCCTGCAACATATTGTTATGAATAGTTGAAAAGTCATCAAAAATATTACTAAACAAACTTTTATCATTTACTGACATATATGTGTTAATATCATAATAATCAGCAAATAAGTATAAACCCCTGCTATCAATATCGCCAACCTGACCTTTAGCACCTGCATCTGGACTATGTTTAACAAAAAAGTCAACTACTTTATTATAAATATCCTGATGCTCTTTCATATAAATAACTGCACCAATATATGCACCTAAAAAATACGGTATTTCAATAACAGCAGGATTTCCAAACACATTATAATTTATGTGTTTAGGGTATGCATTGTATGGACTTAAAGTAAGTCCAAAATTAGATAAAAACACAATTTGACTTACTATTTTCTTATCTTCATCGGTACTTATATTAATAACATCATTATATATCGCATCATCAGAACGAGATAATGTATCTACCCAAATATCAATAACATTAGTAAAATTTGTTAAATTAAATTTACTATCAATCATACTTTTAGTAAAATCAATTATCCAATCCACAGGACTAATATCTGATATACTAAGATTACCACCCTTAGATACTATATCAATAACATCAGAAGTTGATTTGGTTATCAATAATTTATTAACTGACCCAACGGATGTAGCGAATCTTGTAGTTATATTTATTCCGTCAAATGCAGCAATATCATCGCTGTCTGGTGCTTTGGTGTTATTTTCAACAGTATATGAATCGGTCATATAAATCAAATTTTCATTTGTAAATTGATAACCACCTTCTGGCATTTTATCTTTATATAGCTTTTGAACAAAAGTTGGCTGCAAAGATTTTCCAAATTCTGTAAGTAGTGATGGTGTGGCTTCACTCAAAAGAGGTACATCACCATAATATAGACTCATGCCGACATAATTGGGGTCAAGAATGTTAATATATGCTTTATCAATAGATTTAACGCTTTGGTCTGAAAACTTAAAGTTTTTAATTTCAGAACTTCCACTTAAGTATTTGTAAAAATTCTCAATATTATTATAAGAAATCTGACTATCTGTTTGTAGTGTTGAAATTAATTTGTCTGAACCTTGCGATATTATAACATTCATTGCTTCGGTTTTAGAATACAAGTCAATATAACCTTCCGAAGTAAGGGTTTCGTTAGTAAAAAAATAGTCATATTGTGAATCCTTATAGAACTTAGTAGGTATAGCATATTCTGAAAGCATATAAAATCTGTTCAATAAGATATCATATATTTGATTAGGACTTCCCAACCCAATATACGGTGAATCTACGTCAGTATTTGCAAGTTCAGAATCGATTGGTGTTATAGGAAACCATGCATTTCTACCATCTTCAAGCTTTTGTTCACGAATATCGTTCAACTGCCTAATTTTTTTCTGTTTAACAAACGAATCAATGAAATCATATACCAAGGTCATTTCAGGCATAGCCTCACCCTTTGATATTTCCAATTTTTTACTAAATTCAATAGGCGCAATTCTTACCTGATAATCAATGTTTTTGTTTTTCTGCTTTTCAATGAAAAGTGGAAATGAAAAAATTGTCATTTCGTTATCCTGCATGGTACCATTTCCACCACCCTCTGCAATAAAATCTGCTTTAAATTTTTCATGGTGATTTTCTGCATCTAACGAAGTTTTTCTAATTATACGAAAAAATTCATCAACATCATCACAAAGTAGTTCAAACACATTATATATGGTAGGTTCAAAACCAAGATGATTTTTAATCGTAGAATTAATAGCAGTTGTAATTTTCTGGCTTAATTCTTCTTTTTTCTGTGTGAAATTTATTTTAGAACTACTAAGTTTACGATAATATTCTGTTAAATCAACAACACAATAATGTATAAAATCTTTGGTAACCGTAGCTGGCGTTGTTGATATGTTTTCATTGACTGACACGACATTGGGTCCTGTTATATCACCATTAGTAAGTGAAGTTTCAATAGCATTATTAATATTAGCGTTATCAATTAATGATTTTTTGTAGTTTTCAATCAATGGACGAATTACTGACTCATTGCCAGATGTTTCGATATAGCCAATATATAATTTCGATAACGGGGCATTTTGATTGTTCGTTGTTATTGATGTTCTTAAATCATCATATTCTCCTAACGAATTTAATCTTTTAATTTTGTTATCATATAATACAGTGAACATATATGAAGAATAACCATTTGAATTTAGAAATGTGTCATAATTTTCCAGCATCGTCATTACATTATCGTTAGCGATAAGACGTTCCGTAATTTTCTTATATTCACCATTATCTTCATTATTATGTGCTTCACGATTAATTGCACTATATAAACTTTGAAGTTTTAAAATAAAATCATTTGTATTTTCAGGTGGCTCACCGACATTAGGTGATGCTGCAGCACGATTCCATTTAATTAATGGAGCATTAACTATATACCTGAATAGTACATCCGTTAATGGTGCAAACGTCATTCCAACGAACTGTGCATCAATAACAAAATTACCATTCTCAGCCTTAAACTCAGTAGTGTATTTAACCAAATGTAAGTCATAGGTTAAAGATTTTCCATAATAACCTTTTATGGTTAACGTGAAAATAGGTGGTGGAAAATCAAATATAATTCTATATTTTGAATCTGTCTGGTTGAAAAATGATAAACCCCTTATGTCCACAAACTGTATTGATACCTGTGGGACATAGGATGAATTAACACTTACCTTAATACTTGTCATTCCAAACGATTCAAACTGCTCACTACCACTATGGCTACCCTGATAGTAATTAGTTGTGAAATTCAAACGGTCGGGGTCATTATCATCAGTATTCTGATTATTACCAATAAAATTGACTTTAACATATTTTTCATTTGTTACATCTTCATTGACAGTCAATACGGTTCTACCTTTTCTTTTTGCAGTTAATTCAGCAAAAATAAACATGTCTTGGTATTGTGCAATACCATTTGGAAAATCAGCACTATTATTAACATTAACATTATTAGGGTCTATTAGCTGAACCTGAACGTCTGTACCTTTAATTGCCATTTACTTAAGTTTTATTATAAATACATTTTATTTAAAAATCTAATAAGTAGCCAGTTTATTGAAATTTTGTAACTATTTATAGTATAAACGACAAGAAATTATGCTGTTGGAGCAAAACGGCAAATAAAACTATTTATAAAGACAAAGATATTTATATGAGCAAGATATTACAAAAAGGGGAGTGCGGTTTTGGAATCATGATTGAGTCGGATGCTGGTTATGTTAACAGCGATTTAAATCCAATGTTCATTAATGAAGCATTTGAACTCAAACAAAACGAACCAGTTTTAATTAATTGTATACTACAAAAGTGGGGAGTTAAAAATAAGAATGGTCGTATATATCCAAAGGACGTATTAATTCCACAAGTACAAGCATATCAGTTATTAGTTGATACCAACAGTGCAGTATCAGAAGCAGACCATCCAGATAGTAGTATCATTTCATTACAGAATATTTCCCACATGATTACCAAAATGTGGTGGGGTACTGGTGAACAAGAAAATGTATTATATGGACAATTAAAAATAATTATAAGCCAAGGATTCATTAAATACGGTGTAGTTTCAGTAATTGGTGATAAAATAGTACTATACCTACAAAACAAAATTAGGTTAGGTATTTCATCACGTGGAGTTGGAACTTTGAAAGAAATTCAGGGTGAAAATTTAGTACAAAATGACTTCGAACTAATTGGTTTTGACTTAGTTAGTACCCCAAGCACACCTGGCGGGTATCTCTTTCAAAA